GTTCGAAGCTATCCTTAAGCCAGAGGACAACAGCCGCATCCTTTTCCTTGGGACACCCCAATGTGAGGACAGTATCTATAACAAGATGCTTGAGCGTGACTACGAGATGCGCGTGTGGCCAGCAAAGAAGGTAACATCCGATAAGTCCGAAAAGATCTATAAGGGTAACATAGCTGACTCCTGTATTGATGACGATAACGTAGGAGACCCTACCGAACCCACACGCTTTGGTGACATCGACCTAGCCGAACGTGAAGCATCCTATGGTAAGTCCGGGTTCGCCATGCAGTTCATGCTGGACCCTAAGCTGTCCGACTTGGACCGCTATCCATTAAAGATTAATGACCTGATTGTTATGGATCTTGATAACGAGACGGCACCCGAAAAGCTTGTGTGGGCGCAGGTCCCGGAGAACGCTTGGGACAGCACTGTGCCTAACGTCGGGTTCACCGGAGACCGCTTCTTCCGTCCTATGAAGCTTGTAGGTGACCACGTGCCTTACACCGGAAGTGTCCTTGCTGTTGACCCATCAGGCCGTGGTAAAGACGAGACCTCTTGGGCTGTCGTCAAGATGCTTAACGGTTACCTGTATGTTACCGATGCCGGTGGTATGCAAGGAGGTTACGACGAAAAGGTTCTTAAGGTCCTTACCATGAAGGCCAAGATGAATAAGGTTAATGTTATTGTGGTGGAAAGTAACTTCGGTGACGGCATGTTTGTGGAGATCATTAAGCCCTATCTCACCAAGATCTACCCTTGCACCATCGAGGAGATCCGACATAACGTCCAAAAGGAACGACGAATCGTAGACACCCTGGAACCAGTCCTTAACCAACATCGACTTGTTATCGACCCTAAGGTCATCAAGAACGACTACGACTCAGCCCAAAAGTATCCCCTTGAAAGCCAGCTTAAGTATCAGCTAATGTTCCAGCTATCTCGCCTTACACGAGAAAAGGGGGCGTTAACACACGATGATAGACTTGATGCCCTTTCGATGGGTGTCTCCTACTGGACACAACAGATGGCCCAAGATGCCGATATTAAGATAGGAGAACGCAAGGAAGAGGCCATATACCAACAACTCAGAGACTTCAAGGACACCTATTACAAATCCCACAACAAAAGCGCACATACATCATGGATATAAAGACTGTTAACGACATTATTAAGATGCTTGAGGAATACCGCGATAGTGGCCTTAGGATGGATTCTGAGCGGGTTTTAGATGGACCGGTAGGTGAGCCTAGGAAACAACGCCTTGTGCTGGCTGTGGGGCATTCTAGGGCCAACGACAAGGGAGCTGTGAGTTGGGATGGCACTTACACCGAGTGGGCCTACAATCGAACCCTTGCCCACTTTATCAATCTTTACCTAGACGAGGCTATTGATGTTACCATTATCGACAAATATAAAGGGGACTCCTACAACGAAGCTATGGTTAACCTTAAGCTTGGCGTTGATCCCCTTGGGGCTGACCTTGTGGTCGAACTCCACTTTAACGCCTACAAGTCCCAAGAGGCCAACGGATACGAAGCCCTTTACTGGCACTCCTCCAAACACGGCAAACAAGCCGCCGACGCCTTTATCGACTCAATGGAGTCCGATTTCCCCAACAACCTTAACCGTGGACCCAAAGCCATCAAGGATAACTCCAAAAGAGGCTCACAGTTCCTCAGGATGCTTAAAGCACCTTGTGTTATCCTTGAACCATTCTTCGGAACTAACAAAAAGGAATGGTCCATGTTCCAAGAATCATACGGAAAACAACAACTCGGAAAAGCAATAGCCACATCTATTAACAAGTGTTTTTCAGATTGGGGTAAGTAGTTGAATAACAATCCCTTACAAATGATACCCATAGTAGGGAGGAAGGGAATAAGCCTATCTTAGGAGGCCCCGAAGGTGGATGATCTAAGGATTATTAATAACATCATCAATAACACTATCTTAGGGGGATCTTATGAGATCTTAGAATAAGGGGACTTAAGGAGACCTAAGAATAGCTCTAAGAGTAGTTGTTAATGATTACCTATAACTAACCAACCCATCAGTGTTTAATGCAACATAACTCCAACATCCATCACCAAGAGATACCTGAGGTCTCCCTAGACAACCTAGAGCATGCCTTAGCTTGCCTCCAAGAACACTTTGATGATGTTGTTGTTGCTGTTCATCACAAAGACACCAGGAACATTAAGGTTACCTCATCTAATCCTTATGCTGGTCTCGGGATGCTACCGACCATCCAAACGAAGCTTAGGGGTGCCATAGAACACGCCGAGATGACACAGCTTATCCATGAGGAATCCTATGAGATCGAGGAGGATGATAGGCTGTAGGTTTTAGTTACAAAAATGTGAAGGGGTATATGTATAGAGTCGAGCCGGAAAATCCCCCCGAGCCCCCTCGAAAACGTCACAATACAGGCCAAGCGCACACAAAAAGAAGCAAGGGGGTATCTAATGTTCTACTATTGAGTGATAACAAAAGCCACTATGAATGTCTTTTATGATGGCTTGGCTTGATTGTTACCTTAGGCGTATCCACAATCGGAATTGCATCATATACAGCCTGGTTTTCATTAGTGCTTGTTTTTGTGTTGTCACCCTTTTGAAATGTAGCTGTATGCACAATGTAAACACAACCTAAAGCAACCTAGTGCCTACCTATTATCTACCTACTGCCTACCTACTGCCTACCTACTGCCTACCTATGATCTACCTATTGCCTACCGAGGTGCTTGCACTTTTATGGGAAACTGTAAGCACCTCTAAAAAACATTAAAGTTTTTGATTGTTTTTCATAAGCTCCTCTGTATATTGACAGCGTATGACAAAAACAACTGACATGACACCAAGCCAACAGACAGCCTCAACCTACCTCAATGCTTGCTTAAAACGTAAGCGCCAAGCGGAAAACAAAAGCATGGAAAGAGCGGAAGCTTTATTTATTCTAACAACCACCGCGTGGTTCCTTGCGTTCTTCGCTAGTATGTTCCTAGGTTTCCACGTTCTTTGCCTTTATCTTGCGTGCTGTATGGGATTTGTTCTCCTTGGTGTTATCTGCTCGGGATTGCTTGGATTAGCAAAAGAAACAATCGCAACACCCTTGAAAACTCTTTTCTCTTAACACAATGACCTTCCTAGAAAACCTAACAGGCCCGCTCTTTCTAATCCTCCTCTTTTGTGTATTGTTAATCGTCGCATATGCTTGCGTGGTCGTTAACTACGCCAAAAGCGCCAAGCGATACAAGCGCATGAAGGACCAAGCAGAGTCCAAAAGATCACGCGAAGACTTCCGACTCTAGCGCGTTGATTCCTAAAGCTCCTCTCGTTTATTCGCGGGGGGCTTTATGGAGTAAATGAACTCCGTTTATGATTATGAAAAAAACACTGAAAACCGCCCAACAAAGGGCCAAGGATAGGAAAGCAATTAGAGACCTCACCAAGAAACTTCACGCGGAAGCTTTCGAGCTTGTCGATGAGTTCAAAGGGGAGTGGCATTGTAGCCATGACATCAATCACATTTCTGTCGGCCTCGTGTCAAAGATGTTAAATATCGACAGTCACACTCTCGACCGCTTAAAGCTTCGCGTCACGCAAGAGCTTGTCGGTGATGAGTGCGAAGAAAATACAACGTGGAAAGGGTTCTATGATGAAAAGAATAACTAAAACCTACTTGCAGCAAAAGGTTGATTTTTTGAATCAAGTCGCGGGCCGTCCGTTGGAACACTGGAACGAATCAAACGGGGAACGCACTGCGAATGAAGGGCATTTTCACCTTTCACAAGCGTACGGCGGCTACAGTCTCCACGAAAACAGTGAAGGAGGAGGCGCGAGAGATACGTTTCGCTGTGGCCACATTACCGCAAGAGACCTTTGCAACCGAATTAACGCATTTATTGAAGGAATTGCTGTAGGTTGGGAGGGACGCAACAGATGAGAAGTGATCTAGCTAAAATGTCGGACACTTACGGAATCACCTTGGAGCTAACCGGGAGACCAAAGGGAGAAATCAGAGATGATTCTTGGCTTTGTGTTACGTTCCCGGTGGAGCTTCTCCGCAATGATAAAGTGATTTGGTCCGGTCGTTATTCCCAAGGGATAGGGTGCTTTGATGTCAAGAAAGTGATTCGATACACTCAAGAACGTTCTTTGTATGCTTGGCAAAACGGCCTAGAAAAACACGGTCTGTCTTGTCGCTTCAAAGATAAGAGAGGTTTGGTTAATTTATTGGCTGACTTTACCCGCTCCACCAAACAACACCCGGATGTTGATGATGTGCTGTTTGCGTGTTTGCTTGATGGCCAAGCTGATTTTGACGGTTATTCGTTTGAGGATTTCGCGTCTGAAATGGGTTATGATAGCGACAGCATCAAAGCGCATAAGATGTATGATGAATGTTGTGCAACCGGGAGACGCTTCCGCGCTTCGTTTGATTACTTAGAGCTTGAACAACTCCGCGAATTTGCAAACGAACACTAGAAGGCAACACAATGAGCAACTTTGAGGAAATCCTGTGGCTTTTATTCTCTCTCCTTTCCGCTTTCCTAGCTTGGGAACTATTCCGAGGAGGTAACTAGTCACGCCACACCGCAACACCACCACAAGCGCCCCTTGGATCACCTTGGGGCGCTTTTTTTGTTACCATTGGAAAAAACATCTTTACACTAGCAGAGTTTTCGTCTAATCGTTGGGCATGGCTACAAAAAACATGCAAGAGCTGTTCGAAATTACCTTTGTCAATCGTTGGGCCGAAAAAGCCCGCGCGGAGGTAGAAAGTCGGAACATTAAATTCTGGCTTAAGAACCTACCCAAGACCACAAGGGGGTTATCGTTGGGCGTAATCGACAAGGTGATCCTTAGCGAGGTAAAGAAGGGTAACAAACCTTCCACCATTAACTCAAAGCTACAGACACTTAAAACCTGCCTGGATTTCACACGGGAGCGCGGGATGCATGACGTTGGGTTCAAAGTTCCACGCCTAAAGCAACCCAGCGACGCCCGTATGTCGTTCTTTAGTGAATCGGATCAAGAGGTCATCGAGTCCCTCATTGACGACAAGGGCTTTCGGTTGTTCTTCGTGTGGTCTATTGCGACTGGTCTTCGTCCATCGGAATCGTTGGGCCTAAAGTCCTCCATGATACGCCGTGATCCAGTCGTTGGGCCGGTGATCGACATCGTAAGGACAAAGAACGGGGAGCCAAGGACAATCCCGTTAACAAAGAAAGCATTGGAGGCGCTTGAGACCGTTGGGGAGTGGAAGCGATACACGTCCTATAGGATCACAAGGGAGTGGGCAAGGTTACGCCGAAAAGACCCGGAAGCCTTGAAGGACTTCGTCTTCTACACCTGTCGTCACACCTGTGCCACTCGACTACTGTCTAAGGGTGTTAACATCAAGGTTGTGCAATCTTGGATGGGACACAAGGACATCAACATGACACTGAGATACGCAAAGCTAGTGCCGAGTGATCTTGCAGCAGCCCGTGACATCCTAGAAGCATAGACTTATGAAAAAACGAATAAGAAAAACAACAGGGCCGATTCCAAGGCAAGCATCCCGGAGAGATGACGAGTGGTCGTTATGGGAGGCACGTAATGAAGTCCGTCGGTATTCCGAAAAGATTCCGGGTTACTCCGAAGCCGTTTCAAGCATTAAGGATGCCTTGTGCGAGATTACCGGTCGCTACCGTGACATGAACTACGGACGAGACAAGCGACACCACTGTGAAGATGAGTCAAATGTCCAGCTTGCCGCTGTATCGTTGGGAATGGGAACCAAGAACTTACCTAGCAACCAATACAGAAGATGAAAACTTTACTAATGACCACCGAGTTGTTTCGTCGGGCTAACATCAACACCATGTATCGGGCTTCCATTTGCATTGCCATTGTGCTTAAACCTGGAATCACCAAGACCAACCTTGCGGCAGTGATGCAAACAAGCAGGGAGTCAATACGGGTGGCATTGTGTGACCTCGAATCGTTGGGCCTAACTTACACGGCGCAGGTGTTACACAAGAACAACCGCAAAAAGGACACCAAAGCTTTTCCTACTCCTTACCTCAAAGATGTTATTGCCGGAATTACTAACCTAACAACCACCAACGAACAATGAAAATAGAGCGCAAATACCTAAGCCATCGGGACCAAATAAAAGTTCAAATTCTTGAAGATGAATGCTTGATGTTAACCCAACGGATCGCTAGGGTCGTCAAGAAGCGAGACCGCTTGATGCGGAAACGCGACAAGATTCTTGATAAGGGCTTAGAGGCGTAAGAGAGCTAC